AAACATACCGATAAAAGACCCGTATCCTCTCAGGCTCAGAGACTGTATAAAATACGATGAATGTCTCGATGATGCGGCCTTCCAAAACAAACCAAAGTTTTCCTGTGAAGGATGCAGAAAGTACGAGAAAAAAGATAATCCTTGACATAACCTCAATTATCCAATAATGATATATACATGAGCGAAGAGATGAAAACCCTGATAAGGGTCATCGTCAGATGTTTAAAATACTCCGTAGCAGAACTCACAAAATTATTAGGAGAAAGACATGCAAAAGGGTAGGAGACCAAAACCATGTACTGATTAGAACCACAACTTTAAGTACCCCCTGTGATTAACCACGGCAGGTAAAAGCTCATAGGGGAAGATCGAGACGCTTACAAAAGCCCATCGGTTGCGAGAGTGCCAAACTCTCATGACTGGTGGGCTTTATTTTATTCTGGAGGTTATATGCCGATTAAAGAGGAAGAGAAAAAAGAAGCGACCGAAGAAAACAAAGAAGATCTGTCAAAGAAGGAAACCAAGGAAGAAGAGAAAGAATTAACCCCAGATCAGATCTTTGAACAAAGTTTTGCTGAAATAGCAGATAAGAAAGAAGAAACAGAAGAGAAACCACCCGAAGAAACCGAAGAAAAAGAAGATCTTAAAAAGGAAGAAAAAACCACCGAGGAAGAGAAAAAACCTCTTACCGAGGAGGAGACAATAGAGGACAAGGCCAAGACCGAGGCTAAGTCTGAAGAAAAGACGCAGCAGGAGACAGAACATAAGGAAGAGGAACCACCTGCGAAGGCGCCGCCCAAAGAAAAGGCCAAAGAAGAACCAAAAAAAGAAGTAAAAGAAAAAGAGCAGGAAAAGGCTACCGAGGAGACAAAAGAGTTTGATGCCAGCGTTCTCTTCGAAGACCTTGAAAAAGATGTCACGGACCCTGAGTTGAAGAAGGAACTCATTGAGTTCGCAGAATCGATGGATACCAATGCCAAGTACGCAAACACAATCGCTACCATTGTTGGCAAACGTATTGTGGCCTACACGAACCAATCCTTCAAAACGCTCATCGACAAATTGACACCCTATCTTAATGCAACCGTCAAACAGATTGAAAAAGAGCATGCTTCATCTGTACGGTTGCGCCATCAAGACTTTGACAATCTTCGAGAAAGTGAAGATGTTGAAGTGTGGATTAAAGAAAAACCAAAGTACCTTCAGAAAGCCATGATGGAAACTTATAAGAACGGTGAAGCCGAGGATGTCGCAGACCTGCTCGATAGTTACAAAAAGGATAGAGGCTTGGTAAAACAAGTCGAGAAAAAAGTGGAAGAGGAAGATCCCGCAAAAGCCAATGCTAAGAAAAAGGTTAAAGAAAAAATCGATAACCTTAGCGTTGTGAAAAGCAAGGATCGACCCGTTCATTTGCAACAAGAAGTCACAGACCAAGAAGATTTCGAAGGGACTTTCGATAAGATAGCTTCTTCGAAACACTGATAGGAGGAAATTATGGCTACAACCACATATGGCGACATAACTCCGCGAACTGCAGCTTATGTAGCGGTTGAATTGTTAAAGAGGGCCCTGCCATATCTTTGTTTGGAGAAATTCGGCCAACCAAAGACTTTGCCGGCCAACAAAACTCAGTCAATCAAATGGAGACGGTATAAATCCCTCTCCGTAGCAACCACGGCCTTAACCGAAGGCGTAACACCGCCCAGCAAAAAGCTCACCTATGAGGACATCTCCTGCACGTTGTATCAGTATGGCGATCTCGTTGAAATCACCGATGTTGTTGTCGATACCCACGAAGATCCCATCCTGCAGCAAGCCGAAGAGATCCTGGGAGAGCAGGCCGCAAAAACTGTCGAAGTCATCCGTTACAATATCCTGAAAGCCGGAACAAGCGTATATTACGCAAACAATGTGGCCGCAAGAACAGACGTAACGGCAGTCATGGCACGAGCAGATCAGAGGTCTATAGTTCGGGCCCTTGAGAGACAGGAAGCAGGGCATATCACTACAATAGTAAGATCTACCCCGTCTTTCAACACGGAAAATGTGGCTCCCGGATTTATCGGTGTTTGCCACGTTGACCTCAAAACAGACATCAGGGGATTGACCGGGTTCATTGATGTCAAGGATTATGGCTCCATCCCCAGATTCGAAACAGAAGTTGGATCCTGTGAAGATATCCGGTATCTCACCAGCACTATTTTTACGAGCTGGGCAGACGGCGGGTCAGCAACAGGAGCGGGAACCACAAGAATATCAACAGCGGGAGACGCATGCGATGTATACCCGATCCTCATTTTTGCGCGGGATGCCTACGGGATAGTTGCCCTGAAAGGCAAATTTGCTATCACTCCCATGGTAGTCAACCCTGGGACTCCTTCTCATTCTGACCCACTTGGGCAGAGAGGATCAATTTCATGGAAGACCATGCAGACCGCCGTGATCCTGAATGATAACTGGATGTACCGCTATGAAGTAGCGGCTACATTATAATGGAGGTGGCGCATGATACGACCAATCAATGATGGTTTTAAACATCAAATGGAACGGGAAGTAATAGCCGGTTTTCTGAATATGTGCTTTCAGAAGGCAGGCCTCGCAAGCGGGACCACATCAGGCAATATAACTCTAACCTCAAATGCCGTTTCCGGATTCGCCTATACGATCGGAGGAGTCTTCTATTCCACTGTATCAGCTCCTCATAGCTTTACGCCCGTAGTAGGGTCGGTCGGAATGTCTACAGTGGCATCTGACAAGGCGAGACTATACGCTATTTGTCTCACATCGAATGGGAGCATGGTCCTCTGGGCAGGAGATCAGGTGTCTGCCGGCAGTGCCAATGTTACGGCATTTTGCAATACCGCACCGGCAAGTCAGTGCATTATCGGCACCTTGCTCATATCCAACGCATCCACAACGTCATGGGCAGTTGGATCAAATGTGGGATCGACCAATAACGTCCTTACGGATTGTTTCATGGTCCCGCAGGGGGTCATTATCAACGTGTAACACGAGGGGGAGCTTGTCTCCCCTTCTATCTTTATTTAAGGGGGCTATATGCCAAGATCAAGAATAGGCGACATGATAAGTGGCCTTCCACCAGACGACCAGATAGGAATATACCCGAAGTTTACTCATCCTGATCAGGAATATGGTTGGATCCGGGATCGAATCAGAGTGTATCAGCAGGAAGGACCCGGAGGAGCAGAACCTATTTCCGTGTCGGTAAATGGGTTCAGAATTGACATCCCGAGAGAAGTAGAGTGTGATGTTGCCCGACCTTTTGTCAACGTCTTGAGGCATACAGTGGAAACGAGATTTGAGTATGTTAATGGTGAGTCTGTGGCTAGGGAAGTCCCAAGGTTTCACTGGGTCATGGTTAAAGAACGTATCAATCTCCCCATACTCAAAGATAAGCTGAGAAAACTGCAGGCGGAAAAACCAGAGAATGGCAACGACTCTTGAACTCCTTGCGATGTTGAGGGAACTCCTCGATGATGAAATACAGCCTTATGGCTGGGGGGATAGTTATCTCGTCAGAGCCATCGGTAAAGGAGAGGAGCAAGTAGCCAGAAGGACGTACATCCTTGTTGATGGGGATACGGCCTCGATCTGTAATCTCAGTATAAATGTCAGCCAGGCCAGTTACGTGCTTCACTCGAAGGTTTTGCAGGTAAAAGGTATACGGATAGGAAGTACAGAAATCCCCCTTCTGCAAAAGACGCGCGATGAACTCAACGCATTATATCCCGGTTGGTGGAGTGTTTATGGAACTCCCGAAGGATATCTCACAGAGAAGCCAGGGGAATTAACATTATGGCCTATCCCCCAATCGGCAGATGTCGCAAGTATTCTTGTCGCAAGGTTGCCGCTTAATAGCCTCACGATGTCTGGGACAATATCCCCGGAAGTTCAAGGTTATGACGATGAACTCCTCATGTGGGGAGCGCACGTGGCATATCTGAAGCATGATGCGGACACCTACGATAAGGATTTGTCCGATAAATTTGAAAGTGATTTTACGGCCAAAATAGGGCCATTGCCATCAGCACTGGAAGAAAGACGCAGGAAATCGTGGCCGCGCAATATGTCAGCGAGACCCCGAGAATTTGGCACTTAAGGAGGATCATCATGCTCAACGCATTGAAAAAACTATTACAGGGTGATACACAGGTTAATGCCGGTATCATTCCTACTGCAGCTTTAGCAGCATCGGCAATCACAGCAGCGAAGATAGCAAATTCGGCAGTCTCTGCAGCGGCAATTCAGGCATCGGCAATAAACGTGAATGGACTCAAATATGGGTCCTATACGTACAGCATTGCGGCAGATGCAGTAGGAGCAACCTCAGCGGCAAGCAAAACCTACACGGTCGCTATCACGGCAGGAGCTAAAGTGCTCGGCCAGTATATTAAGAAGTTCACTTTTGCTTCTACCGGGTCCGCTGGATCTGTAACAATTGCCCCAGTTTTGACTATTGGGACAAATTCAGTGAAGGTATCCCTTACAGGGAATTTAGGCGCTTCAGATCTCGTTGAAGGTGTTCTTATCACTATAGAGCCTTAAAAGGGGGATCGCCATGGGAAGAACATTTACGCCGGGAGATCTCCTGCATCCGGAAACATTGAACGGAAAAGTACCTAAATCAGTGGTTTTCAGTTGTAATGTTGCCAGCATTACAGCGATTGTCGGGGCAGTGTCGAATACTAAAATCAGGGTCCTTGGTGGGCTTATTGGTGCAGGTTCAGCGGCATCATTTGGATTTTATGCCAGTGATACCAGCATCATTGCCGGCCCATTCTATTTCCCGATCAATACCAATATGGTCTTACCTTACAATGAGATTGGATGGTTTCAAACATCTCATGGGCAGGCTTTAAATGGTTGGGAAAAAGCGGCTGCAGTAGTAACGGGTGTTCTGATTTATGTGGAAGACTGAAAAGGGGTATTAGGATGGAAAACGAAAAATTGAATAGTGCCGTTGAAGATGCTTTTGGAATTATCAACGCCACAGTGTCGCAATCCAAAAACACTACCCTTGAAGTCCAGGATGCCTCAGTTAGTTTTTGCATGACATACGAAATACCAGAATCCAGCAAGGAGGAATAAGATGGGAAAATCTATCCATTCATTAGTAATAAAGTCGGCCCTCAGTTATATCAAAGATAACTGCAGCTATATGTACGTTTGTTCTGAATGGCCTTCCACAGCGGCCATGGCATCGAATACGGAGATGTTGGCATCGGCATCCTTTGGGTCCGTAAACATGACGATTAGTGCGGCCGCAAGTGGAGCCCATATCACGATGTCGGCAATCAACAGCATCAACGTGAGCACGACAGGAAGTGCCCAGCATATCGCTCTTGTCTATGTCGGAGCGGCCAGCAAGGTTTTATGTGTCACTACATGTACATCGCAGGCATTGACCGCGGGGAACACAGTCAACGTCCCGGCATGGAGTTACACGATAAACGATCCTACTTAAGCTGGGCAGAATATGCCAGATATTAGGGTAGAGTATCCCAGTCTCGATGAGGGCGCTGGAGGTCGTAGTTATAACCCTCCAACGTCCTTGTTGATATTTGAAATGAGGATAAACGATGCCCTTAGAATTCAAAGATAGAACAGATGCTGAATTCGCTAACCGTACAGGAGAAGAGTGGAATAAACAAATCACTCTTACTGTGCAAGGCTCTGGTTCTGCATCCAGTTCCGGAAATACCGTATTAAGCCAACAAAAACACCTCGTATGCCAGGCACCGAATAGTTTATCCCAAGTAGGACCCATCGTTTTGTCTGCACAAAAAAGTATTGTTCTGGCCCAGAGTAAATCAACATCAAGTTCTGGAGCTTTATCGTTATTGCAGGGCCAGAGAATAACTCTTGCAGACAATAGGAGTTTAACTAATATAGGATCCGTTGTTGCCCGACAGGGACATGCCCTTTCGGTACAGGGATCTAAAAGTTTAACATCACATGGAAGCTCTTCGATAACACAAAAACAGATTCTTACCGTTCAAGAAGCAGCCAGTTTAGAGAATATAGGCGCTTGCGTATTGTCAAATGGTTATAATCTTGTGGTTCAGGGGACATCTTCCATTTCCAGCACATCGTCAATATCTTTAGCTCCTGCATTGTTGTTATCCACAATATCTTCGTTAACTTCAAGCGCTCAGGTCGTCTTAAGACAATCTAATATATTGTCTGTTAATAGTGAAAAATCAGATACCTTTTTAGGAACAAGAAATATTGTCAAATCAACATCCCTTATCGTATCTAATATTTCATCGAATTCTAATGTTGGGCAAATAAATATTTCTCGACAGGCCAACCTTGTTGTTCAAAATTCAGCATCATTAAGTAATGCGACACAATTAGCTATAAGTTTACAACCCCTTCTTCATTTTGTAGACACACAATACACCACTTTTCAAGACAGAACGGATACAAAATGGGCAACTATAGAATATAGATTAAATCCACAGGGAAGCGGTTCAAACACCTTTGCGGGGGTTGTCCTTCTTTCCGCTTATCTTACGATACCCGAGACAAGAAGCCAGACCAATATGGAAGGAGTGGATTGGAGATATCTTCTTGCCGGAGATGGGGCTTATATTCTTACCGGAGATGGTGGAAAAATTGTCATCAATCAGGGTCTTACGCAAGGTCATCACTTAACAATACAGGACATTAAGAGTACCACGATATCTACTTCCATCCTTTCGGACATCAGAATCAACGGATCTGCATCTATTACTAAAACAGATGTTTTATCTCTTAAAAGTGCTCAGCACATTCTACTGAATGATAACAAATCTCTGTCGAGCATAGGCGCCGCGAATATTAACAGTATAGCCAGTCTTACCGTTGAAGATTGTAAATCTGTAACAAATATTAACGGAGTATCGCTGTCGGTAGTACACTGGGCGGCCATCCCTAATAATATTTCTCTTTCAGTTTTAGATGCGTTGTCATTGAAACAAAGTCATGGCCTTACCATTTCCGATGAAAGATCGTTATCTTTGGCAAATTCACTGATAGTTGCTCAAATTCATACAATGTTCCTACAAGATCTTGTTTCCGATTGCTCAATACAAAACATTATTATAACCCCTGGATTGGAGACTTCTGATCTTCTTTCTGTATCGTCCCTTCCTAATTTGGAAGTTGCCCAGATTCATAAACTTTTGCTTCAGGAAGAAACGTCTATCTCCCTGGCAGACACTTTCGAATTCATAATTCATGGGATCCCACTTGTCCATAGTCTTGCCAGTACGACAACTATCGATCCATTGTTGCTTACTCAACAGGCTAATTTAACTATTCAAGACGTCTCTTCGATATCTACCTCGGGCGGAGCAACTACCGAACGTATATTTATTGCCGATTCTGTAAGTAAATCTTCGATAGACGCTCTCTTCTTCAATACTGATTTAGCCCTTGGAGATTTAAACTCTGTAACTGAAACAAACGATATTGCAACAGAATGCAGACACCATCTTGTTTTATCAGAACCTTCTTCAGTGTCCGGGATAAATGCTCTTAATCTCGCAGTGGTGGGATACCTCACCATACAAGATGCAGTAAGTCCATCGTTGACGGGATCCATAAAACCAGAGGGAGTTGCTGATTTATTAGTCGATAATTCAAAATCATTGTCCGGGATAGACGATATAGTTCTCAATTCATTCAATTTGAATACATTGGAATTATTATCCTTATCATCTACAGACGGCGTTATATTCACACAAAGTCATATTTTATCAATCCAAGACAGCAAGTCTTTGACTCCAGTAGAAAACATTCCTTTGGGATTTACTTTATGGGGAGATCTTAATGTAATTCTCGTCGGCATGGGTTCAGAAATACAGTTTCATGGACACGGTTCCAAAATAGATTTTGGGGGAACAAGTTCGCAGGTACTATTTAAAGCAAAGAGAGGGATTTATAAATGAACAGTGTAATCAAGGAACAGAACACTTACAGGGTCAGAGCTTCATTCAAGGATGATGCTGGATTGCCGGTAGCTGCCACGGGCGGGTCATATCGCGTTGATGATATTACCGGGGGGAAAGTAACCGAAGTAATATCGAACACAACTCTTATACCTACCACGACATATTATGATATAATAATTCCGGCAAGTTCAAATGCGATTCTTGACCAGGAACATGCCGAGGAGATCAGACTTGTGACGGTAGAATTCACTTATGGAGCGGCAAGACGGGGAGCTGGTGATTATCAGTACACAATCAAGAACTTGCGGAAGATCGAAAGCTTGTTGGGATTATAGAGAGGGAAATATGAAAAGATTAATTGCAATGTTGGTCGGTATGATCTTAATCGGTGCCTGTACTCTTGTGCGAGCGGCAGACCCAGTTCCAGGGACAATACCAGCATTAGGAGCGGCCACATCGATAGCGCCAGAGGATTTACTGGTTGTCCATAAATATCCTTTTACAACCTCATCGACTCAAAAGATAACGTGGGCTCAGATTCTTGCCAATATGGGAGCGGTCACCGTCACTTCACTAACCGTGTCAGATGTACCCAACAACAACAGGGTAAGGATTTCAAACAATACGAGCAGATCTCCAGCCGCAGGAGTTTGGGAATTATATCCGGAAAGTGTATGGAAAGTGAATACGAACGGAGTAGAGTCAATCATGGGACATTTTGTAACTACCCTGCCCACAAGTCCTACTTCTTCAGGAGTGCCGGGACAAATGGCTATGGATTCAAGTTATTTCTATTTCTGCTATGGAACGAATACTTGGGCACGAATTCCAAAAGGAGCGTGGTAAAATGATAAGAAAAATTATACTTTCAATTGTTATCTTTTTTATGATCTGTTTGCCGGTTTTTGCAGTAAACAAATTCTATTGGGCTACCGGGCTCACTGGAGGAGGAGCGGCACTTGACGGAATAGACGGGGCTGGATTAAGTGCTGGGGATGCGGCTATCGTTATTCTTGACAGCGGAACAAATGTACCTTTGGTATATTTTTATCGTCTGCAGGCATCGAGCGCAGCAGAATCATCGCCAAATGTTATTAGGCCGGATGCCAACGCTGGGACAAGTTCATGGCATTTATCAGGCGTAGTTTCTACAACTGTAGATATAGGCGCCGCAGTTGATACCACTTTAGGGAGAAGTGCCGCGGGGGTAATGTCAGTTGAAGGAGTAACTTCACCACGAGTAATAGCAAGTGGGGCGACATCCCTTGATTTTGGTTCCACTGCCACAGGAGCGTGTGCCACGGTAATCCAAGCCACTGCCACAGGTGCAGCCAGCACAGACGTAATTATATTCAATGCAAACGCCTCAATCAAGGCAGTAACCGGATATGTCCCTGCTTCTACTGGTGGCTTCAGTATTAGTGCCTTTCCGACATCAGGATATGTTAATTTTGAAGCGTGTAACTGGACGGCAGGAACAGTAGACCCTGGGGCTATAACGGTGAATTGGGCGGTGGTAAGATGAGAAGATTAATATTTTCAATTTTATTACTTTTCATTTTTTGGTATATTCCTGCTTACGCTCAGATGCCATTTCCTGGATGGGGAGTGGTAAAAGCAGTACCAGCAACTGGCGACTCCTGTACTGGCAATCTATTAGTTTCTGGCCACTCGGAGAATAATGATGATGTAACCACGAGTGCCAACGGAACTCAGGGATGCGCTGCTAATGCCGCCAATAATTCAGTGACAAAGAGTAATGTGACCTATACTTCTACGGCAGGTCAATTTTATGATGGTTCCTATGGTCTTAGTGCAAGTGGCTGGGCTCATTACGTTGTTGTCGGGACGACGGGTTACGACTTGACAGCTAAAGGCTGTGTAGAAATGTGGTACGAACACGATTCCACACCCCACACTTCATTTTTGGCTGAATTATATGTTGATGGAACACATGGTATTCAATTCCAATGGAATGTGGATGGTACACTCACTATTAAATCACAGGATGGCACAAATAATTTGAGTCTCACAAGCACTGATACCACTGCGGCAGGCGGGAGTGTGGTTAAGGCCGGTTGGGATTTCTCACAGGCCGGAGGCTCAGACATTTTGAGAGTAAAGGTGGGGGCTAATGCGTGGAAAGAAGCAACTAATTTAACAGGGGTAGATGTGGGAGCGATGCCCGCGGGGTTTACATTATTTGGTGTATCAATATCCTCATACGGTTACATAGATGGGTGGAAAATATGGGCAAGTGCAAACTGCGAATAATTATAGCAATATTGTTTCTGCTATTCACAGTTCCATCAGGTGCTACCGTCCTTCTCACTGAAAACTACGATTCGGGGACTGGGGGTAGTGGTTGGCCCTGCACGACAATTCCCACTTCCTGTCCTACTGGTGGGTTTAATGGTTGGACTTCTCGCAATTACGCTTGTGACTCTCCGGGCGGGCAAACCTCTGAACTATCTACCACCATTTATCATTCATCTGGAAGGTCATACCATCAGGCGACAGAGACTAATGCTAACTACACTTGCGATCAGATTAAGGGGTTTACGTCTCAAAACAAGATATATCTGAGGTTCTATATTTATTTCCCGTCATCCGTCATGAACTCATGGACACGATCAAATACTGAATCAGGCGATGACAACAACCATTTCATATTTATCAACACGGCCCTCAATTCAGCAGACAGAGTAGTAATTGATATTGCAGATGCTTCACACCCTAATTACCTGTCATGCTTTTTGTCCGGTCAGAATGGTGCGTTCTTCCAGATATTCAGAGGGTCAAAGGGTAGTGACACTCTTTTTGGAGAAGCGGCGAAATATTGCTGGAACATCTTTGACCATCTTGACGAGTGGAACGCTGTTGAATTTATGTTTGACAGGGCGAATAACAAATTTGCTCAATGGATTAACGGTACTCAGGTTGTCGGAACTGGAGGAAACGGGGTAGACCAATCTCTTTCAGGAGTGACGCATTTTGATAATCTGATAATATCAGGATACAGGAGTAGTTACCCTGCTTATGACTTTGCCTTCTATATTGATGATGTTGTGGTTGCAGATGTTTATATAGGGCCTACGGACGGTGATCCTACGGCTCCGGTAGTCACAGCCAATGATGCCAGCAAATCCATAGTTTTGGATAGTTATGCGGCAGCGGGGAGTGCCACTGATGCAGTATGGGGAACGGGAAGCGTTTGTAAATGGAGAATAGGAAGCCCCCCGGATGATGCTAATGGCGGGACTTGTACTGGGACAACCTCATGGACCTGCTCAACTTCTGGATATGCAAGCGGTCTCCAGACCTTATATGTTTCTTGCCGGGACGGAGCTGGTAATTGGGGGAGCGATACGGTACCTGTCACTTATACTCCTCCAGACACTACCGCCCCAAATGTGGTGGCCACGGATACCACAAAGGCTATAAGCGCAGACTCTTATGCAGCCACGGGAACTTCATCGGATGCTGTCGGAGTTACAGGCTGTAAATGGAGTTTGGCTGGAGTCCCGTCAGCAATACTTGGGACTGCCTGTACGAATACGGGGACAGCATGGTCTACATTCTCATGTGCAACGTCAGGGTACACCAGTGGGTTGCAAACACTTCATCTCGGGTGTGGAGACTTGGCCGGGAACTGGGGATCCGATTCGGTGGCCGTGACCTACACTCCTTTATCTCCTCCTCATGTTTCGACAATTGCGATCGGCACAAACGGTCTCTCATGGACTTTTACTTATGACAAGACCGTAACCTGCAGTTCGACACCAAATTGCTGCGATGACTTTGTGGCCGCAATGACGATTGCAGGCCCAGTATCTTTATCTTATTCATCTGGAAGTGGAACAGCGAGTGTCGTCTGCACAGGCAACACAATCGTATATTCCGGGGATACTGTGGCAAATGGTGGCGTTGATTATAATACCGTAGTCGATGGCATACAGGATTCGTCTGGAACAGATCTTGAATCCTTTATCGATAAAGCAGTGAGTAACGGTTCTACACAAACCGTACCACCGGGAGGGACGGAAATGCTGATAGGCTGTGATCTGATAGGAGCAACCTTATAATGACCGAACCTGATTGTTTAAATCTGTTTGAAAGGCTTGTTAAACTTGAAACTGAAGTTAGAGTAAAATTCGAAGAAAGGGAAAAAGCAGTGGAATTGGCGAGAGTATTAATAAACGAAGAAAGGGTAGAAACCAAAACAGTGCTGGACAAGCACTTGGAGGCTCTCAATAGCCTGATCATGCAAGTAAGAAAGTGGGTTCTCGTAGGGGCTGGTATCATTCTGGTAATAGAGGTATTTCTAAAATACTTTGTAAAAGGGTGAGGTGCCATGATGACGTTAAAAAACAAGAAGGGTAAATTCATATCTTTGGAATTCGTTTTGACAGTATCTTTTATCCTCTTATCTTTTTTCGCTGCATGGGCATGGAATACTCAGGACAAACGCATCACAAACAATGAAGAAGATATTAAGTTGAAGGTCGATATAAAACAGTACACCAAGGATATCTGCGATATAAAACGTATGCAGATAAGAGATTGGAATAGATGGGCAAAGGATTCAGAAAAGTTGCCAGAAGTCACTTGCGAGGGCCGGTAATGGGGAAGCACGAAAAGCATGGATTACGATTTGCTGTAAGTGCAAGATCAGATATTGGTATAATGGATCATGGCATGATTACAATGAGGAAACCGCAATGAAATTAAACAGAAAACCAGTGAGTTACGACCAAATAGAGTGTGACAGATGCGCGAAAGTTTCAAAATAGCCTTTCCTTTGTTAGTTGGTCTCGAAGGTAAACTTTCAACAGATCCTCGTGATCCCGGCAATTATTATCCTGATGGAAGTCCAGGCTTCACGATTTATGGTCTCTCTACTAAATACAACAAAGGACTCAGTAAGGATATGTCATTGGAAGCAGCCATGGATCGATACTTGATTGACTACTGGATACCCGCAGGGTGCGATGATGTTCCCTTCCCTATGGACATTTGCCTGTTCGATTCGCAGGTTAATCCACAAAATGACCCGAAACTACCGGGGGGTGGCAATCAGGAAATCCTTAATCTTCATCCTGAGAACTGGCAGGAATACAACATACAAAGGATGCTCCGCTATAATAGATGTTCAAAGAAAATATACAAAGAAGGCCACAAAAATAGAGTGCTCAGTTTGTCGCAGAGCATAATAAAAATGAGGGAGGGTTTATGAAACGTGCTAATTTAATGCTACTTTTTTTAGTATTAGTATTTGCAATGACGACGATCTCAGGGTGTGCTGTCTCCAGTGTAATGAGGCAAGGAGTACAACAGAGTTCAGAAGAATTTGGTAAATGGGTAGAATTGTTCAAGACTCGTCTCGATAAGATGCCGGATCAAGATATTGGTCCTTTCACTGTTTGGGTTATCGCCGTCATAGGAGATGATAAAGAGCGATTGCCGCGAGAAGGAGAAAGGCTAATTGATAAAATATCTGCAATCAGCACGACTCAACCAGACGACCACATCTATACGAAAAAAGAAAGAGCGGAACTCATGGGTGCCTGGGATAGATTATTCATAATCCTATATGAGGAAGCTGGGAGCAAGGGGATCAGCATATTGAAGAAATTGGTGCCGGCTATAGGAGTGTTGTGATATGAAGTACAAAAGAGTAAATAACATTTATCAACTTGTCGAACCGCACGTTTTCCCATCAAAAATAAAGGGGTACAATGCGGATACTATCTGGTATAAGATAGAACCTGATGGCACCATAACAGGGAAGACTCTTTATGGTTGGGACGGAGCGAGCGGGCCCACGATAGACGACCCTGATATCTCTGTAGCTGAGAGAGATAAAAGAAGAAGTAGGACGGCGGTTCCTTCTCTTCGACATGACATTAAGTACCAGATGATGCGCGATGGAGTAATTCCGCTTTCATGCAAATCGATAGCGGACGATGAGTTTCACGATGATCTGGATGAGAGAGGATTCGACAGGAGACGAACTGATATATGGCACCTCGGCGTTAAATACGGGGGAGCATCATCCTGCATTCCCGGAACTAAACAAGAAATACTGGAGGCACCATGACACCTCAAATGATATTTCTCTCGAATGATTGGCTTATCTGGGTGTGGAAAACATTCTCAATGGCCATCATCGCCATACCTTCTGTTATTATTTTCATTACAAAACTTGTAGCCATTTTCAACCCGAACGTGCCAAGTAATAAAATCTGTGATCTATTCCAGAAATCATGGCCGTTCAATGGGCCCAAGGCTGGAGAGATAACATCTTCTCCAATAATCCCTGGAGGCCCGGATGCCAGTTGACTTCTCCGGGATGATCGATATTATGGAAAATCATCAGAAAACGTGCGGTATTCTTGAATTCACAAACAAGAAGATGAAAGAAATCCGTTGCGATAAGTGTGGGTTAAGGTTATACAAATGTGACGAGAATATGGCGATTGAAACGGAGGATGTGATAATTGAATTTCTATAGAGAGAATATCCAGATCATAATGAACAGATGGCCCAATCAAGTGTTGGATATCGAACGTGCTCAGGCAATTAAAACGAAATGCGCGAATAAAAACAATATTGACCTTCTGGGAGATGTCGGAGCCGAGGGAGTTATCCTCATCCTTGGTTTTGGAAATGGCGCCATGGCCCGGGAGATACTGAGGAAATCCAGACACCACATTGTTATCGTTTATGAGCGCGATCTTTCCAAACTTAAATGGGCATTGCAGACAAAGAGTTTAGCAAAACTCTTAGCGAGTACGCAATTCCTTCTCCTGAGTGGCCCGGTCATGGACCTTAGTTGGCTCAATGCGTTCCATTGGATTATGACTAACAGTAAGTTCTGGATCATACGGGACAAACTGGCAACGAAGGGATATTCTGAATTTTATGATGAAATCCAGAGAAAGGTTAAAACCGAGAAGCAATTTGCGGATATAAACGTAGGTACACAGATATCTCTCGGTAAGAAATTCGCAAATGCTATCCTTGAAAATGTCCCATCGATTGTAAAAGCACAAGGTATCATTTCCTTGCAGAACAGGTTCAGAGGAATGCCGGCGATTATCGTCTCTTCAGGCCCAAGTCTCGATGGTGAGATCCAAGGATTAAGACGAGCAAAGGGTAAATCCGTTATCCTTTGCGTAGATACCGCACTTCCCACCTTATTGAAGCATGGGATATTCCCTGATTTTGTGACAGGAATAGACCCGCTCCCCGATAACAAGGCCTTGTTCAAAATGAAAGGAGCGAGAGATCTCCCTTTCATTTGCATGAGCCAGTATACTCCGGACGTCTTGAAACTCCACAAAGGTCCGTTGTTTGTGAGTGCTCAACAAGGGAATGTCTTCTACAACTGGCTTCAATGGTTCTGGTCCGATAAAGGGAATCTTGAAAGCTTTGGTGGATCGGTGAGTCATTTTGCCACGAATGTCGCGGAATGGATGGGGTGCAATCCAATAGGACTTCTCGGACAGGATCTGTGCTTTACGTCAAAATACCACGCTGGAGGAGTTACGAAGCTCCTACATGATGGTATGGGTCTTGAGGAACCGGACGAAACGATAGGAGCCATAAAGACGAAAAACTGCAAGGGTAAAAAGGTCTTTACCAAGGCAACGCTCATTTCGTTCAAGACGGCTTTCGAAAACAAGATTGCTTCCTGTCCCGGGATATCAATCGTAAATTTGACTTCTAACGGGCTTAAGATAGAAGGTGCGACTATTATGCCATTAAAGAGGTTCCTGTCGCTATACGGTAAGCCTGTGACGATTTCTATGCCACAAAACGGCTCATGCGAGGTAGACCTTCCCGGATTAATAGAGCGCCTTGATCTGGGTATGAAGATATTCAAGGGTATTGTCAAAGTGAACCATAGGATTCTGAAGCTCATCCACAAAACAATGGATGCCAGAAAGATTAATGATCGACCGGCCATCCACAAATATGTCAAAAAGATTGAAACCCTCTATCCCTTGACGAAACATCCAATTCTCTCACTTCTGTCGAGCTACCATTTTCACCTTGAACTGTATCTCAAAAAGAAACAGATAAGGGAAATTGATCAGATTAAAGGCAAGAAGTGGGTAAAACTTGATCGGCAACTCGACCGGGGATTAAATTTTTATGCTGAGATAATTGAAGCAGCGGATCTTCTTATGAAAGAATTGAGAATATTGAAACGGAGACTTACCAATAACGCGAAAGAGGAGAATGAGAATGCCAGATCAGAAACCGCTTGAAGTCATACTTGCTCAGATAGAGAAAGAAGACCCCACAGTATTAAAGGCCTTTATCGCTGAATATTACTTTTTCAAAAGGGATTTCCGGAAAGCGGTCGATTTGTTCGCGGAACTCTTCTCGGATCCGGGGCTATCCCCCATAATAAAACAAAGTGTCAGGAATTTTCTGGTTATAGGGAATTCAGAATTGAGAAAGAAAGAACTTGAGACTTTGGACTTTGTAATCACCGTGGATTATAAGGGCCAAGGAATTGATACCATTGACAGGGCATCGTTTCCTGAAAAGACCGTTGAAGTGGGCAAACTTCTTGAATTGGTCAATTATCACATAAAAGGAAGCAAGGACAATGGCTAAAGATATTACCATAAAGGACTTTCTGGGGCTCAATAATGTTCTACCTGCCGAAGAACTTCAGGTCAAGGAAGGTTTTAAAACTACAGGATATTATCTCAATAAGGCCACCAACGTTAATATCGATAACAGGAACAAGGTTAAAAGAAGGAATGGGTATGATCTCAAATATGCCGGGGACTGTCATTCGATGTGGAGCGATGGGAGTATATGCTTGTTCAGATCAGGATCGGATCTTCAGACTCTGAGCGAAGACTTTTTGTCAGCTACAACTTTGAGGACCGGGATCACCGGAAGTCTGAATATGGCGTATCTTTCCTTGAACAATAAAGTCTATTACTCTGATGGGAATATAACCGGAGTGATAGAAAATGGCGCAAGCAGATCCTGGGGCCTCGATATCCCAACCGCTCCAATATTATTATCGAGCATCCCAGGTTCCCTTAAGGCTGGTATTTATCAGGTATGCCTTACCTATGTCCGCGATGACGGGCAGGAATCAGGATCTTCTGATGCCGTATCGATAACTCTTGCAAACAATACTTCCGGTATTAGAATTGCGGGAATAGTTTTATCTTCTGATCCTTCCGTTTCAAAGATACGGGTTTATGTTTCACGCAGAGACAGCGAGATCTTCTATCTCGCATATACTTTGACCAATACGAGCCAGACTATTGACAGAACGAGCGAAGACGGTTTGACTGCAATATCTCTTAAAACTCAATTCCTATCACCTCCTCCTGCCGGCCAAATTCTTGAATATTATGGCGGGATGATCCATATAGGATCTTTCGATGTCGATTGGTACACCGAACCATTCAAATATGAATTATGTAATGTCCTCACAAATCATATTCAGTTCCAAAATGACCTGAGTATGATAGGTGCCGTTGATCAGGGGATATTTTATGGGACTGATGAACAAATATCTTTCGCGCGCGGAACGGGCCCAAAGAATTTTAAGTTTGAAGATAAAGCAGATTATGGCGCCATATTCGGCACCATGAGAAAAATAAACCGTCACGATATAGGCAAGAACGAAGCCATGTCAACCTTTATCATGTTTGCCTCTAAAAAAGGTCTTTGCATTGGTGCCAGTGATGGAGATTTAGTGAACAAGACGAGAGACGTTTATGATTACACGGCAACAGATATAGGGGCTGGATTTACCAGAAGGGAAGATGGAATAGACCAATACATTGCGGTATTGGGAAAAACTTAACATAAGGGAGGACTACCATGGCTTTAAGATTGAGCACAGGATTACGAAACACACTACTTAGCACTAAAAGTTTTCTGTCAGTTTTTGTCGATAGTTTCATTGAAATATATACCGGGACACAGCCGACAAGCCCCGATGACGTTCCAACGGGGACCCTCTTGTGCAGGTTCTATTCAGACGCCGCATCCTTGGGTCTTGAATTTTCTGCGGCGGTTTCAGGAGTCCTTGGTAAAAAGAGCGCAGAAACATGGTCCGGGACAGGCATCGCCACTGGCACTGCTGGTTGGTTCAGATTGAAAGCTGCCGGGGATACCGGAGCGATAAGCACGACAGAATGCCGTATGGATGGGGCATGTGCGACATCCGGAGGCCAGCTTAATATGAGTTCTTTGAGTATTACGCTTGGGGCCCTTCAGATAATAAGCGCGGCTTCGATAACACAACCGGAGTCATAAGAGAGATTGCCCATGGGATATAGCTCTCGTTATCCGGTACACGATGAACTTCATGTAAAAGCCACAACAACATTAAGTGTAGGATATTATCCTTATTTTGCTACAGATCCTACAAAATCTGTGACTGGAGCAGTTGGTTACAATTCTTGGGCTGGACAATATACTACAAATCAAAGATTTCATATAGATCTTGGCGCATATAAATTAGTAAAAAGAATCTATTATGAAAACAACCATGATTCTGGAGCAAGCACCGATTGGGGAGCAAGGGATTTCACGTTTTGGGGTACCAATGATGCCACCGCTTTCGCAGATCTGACATTTAGCCATGATACTAATTGGACACAATTATCTCTCGAATCTACTACATTTGAACAGCATGTGGCCGCTAACCAGGCTGATCCTAAATATATTCTCGTTACAAATACCGTTGCCTATCGTTATTATGCAATAAAGATATTGAATAACTGGGGCAATGGTGTTTATTTAGGGTTCCGTAGGATAGAACTACAGGTTGAAGACGTTACTCTAACGAATAATGGGGCAGTTTCCGGATCTTCCTTGCCAGTGGTCCCATTAGACCGAAACGATAAAAGCGTTGTGAATCTTAATTCCTTTTCACCAAGCATACTCGGGACACCGACATTATTGGAACAAAACAGACTTAACCCGACATTAACTGAGGTTGATTCTATCTCTTTATCAACTTGCGAGACCATGTTATTGGGAGCTGAAACAGAGAGTTCACTGGATGCCGAAATACCGTTATTGTCAATGTCGTCTACTAACCTTACTGGAGATGTCCATTCCCTTGATATTGAACTCCCTATATTTACAATCAGCTTAACAAATCTTCCCGGTCAAATAGGACAATTAACCTGCAAGCTTCCCTTCTTTACAATATCTTCAGTAAGCCCAAATTTATCGATTCTTACCGCTGAAATACCGATATTTGAAGGTTCTATCGTTGGCCATGGTCCTCTCACATCTACATTGGAGATAACATTGCCGATGTTGGAAATATTTGCATTGATGGCAAGACCCGGGGAAACCGTTACTTGTTTTGTTCTTAATACAGAAACCGGGGCCTTGTCACAATATACGAACTTTGATTTCAATAGTTTCTGTATTTTTAACGGTCACAATCTCGCTGCATGTTCAACTGGAATCTATCTTCTGGAAGGCGATAATGATGATGGAACCGATATAGACGCTTCTTTCAGCCCTGGTATCAACGATTTTGAGAATGCGCAGGTCAAAAGAATGTTGAATGCCTATGTACCTTTTAAAGGAGATGGACAATTATACCTGAAGGTGACAAGCGATGATGGAATTCAACACGAATACATTCTGGAAAGTGTAGGAGAAAGGACAAGAACCGTGAAGACAAAAATAGGCAAAGGTAAGAAAGGAAGATGGTTCGAAACTGAAATAGCCAATATAGGTGGCACTGATTTTGAAATTCAGGAAATGCTTTTTAACATCGAATTACTGAAAAGAAAGGTGGGATAGTTGGCCGATAGAAAACCTATACGATGGGATGTAATGCCGGGATGCGAACAATATATGGGATTGGCCGCATCACTTCTACCACAAGAAGAGATGCTGAGAAACGCATTCTCTCAACCATCAAGAAGCGTAACAAAGACGTTGCCCGGAGGATTAATCTTTCTTTTTGTTATGAACGATGTGATTGATTTTATACAAATAAGAGGCCCAGAACTAATTCCACAGCATTTGATTGGAGAGGTGACTACTGCAGGATTTTTTGGTATTAACCTTGCTGTTGAAGGTGATGAAGGTGGTGTCTTCTTTTGGGCCCTATTCGATGAAAATTTAACATTTTTAGGGATAGTACCCAGAGCAAGCTATACTGGTAACTCTACCATACCTGAAACAGTGTATACAGCAGAAATTGGTGGAGTTGATTATCCTAAATATACAGGTATAAAGAAAAATGGTGTTTGGTGGAGGGGGCCTGAAATATTAAATGTAGGAAATACGGGTAAGTGGTCATATGCCCCACTTATGAGTTCCAGGGGGTGTGGAATAAGAAACTATAACCTTATACATAGATATATCTATGACTATGATGCTGATAATTTTAGTTCATATATTACTATAAACGATGTGGATACCCTTCTTTTAGTTGATAGGGAAAGGTTTATTGTTAATTGGTCCCGTAAGTATCCAGACTGTATAACAACTATTTCTGTAAGCAACTTATATTTCGGTGGTTATTTTATACTAAGAACAGTATCAGGTTCAGGTGTTTACCTCAGTTCAGATCTTAGTTCTATTCATACATGGTCTGATGGAAATAAACTTACAATAAATGGAGTAACTTATGGTGCCGGTATCGATCTTTATAGAATAACCGCCGTATAGGAGGTTTTAATGGCAATAAACATGTTCAATATACCGTATGCTTCACCAAACACCGGAGCTTACCACGAAGCTGATGAGATAATAAATTCTCAGATTGCCTTTGCCGGAGTCTCGATGAACGCCATGAATGCCTATGTAGGGCAATTGGTTGCCTATGCGAGTCAAAGTTTTGATGTATCTATCCCCACTGCCATGGCAGCAGGTCTTGATTTTGATTTCTCTCAGGAAGCTTTTAACGACATCTTGAACCGGAAACCAGTAGCGCCAACCATCGATGATATTATAGTCTCATTTCCTTCTGCACCTACAATTAATGTACCATCGATAGATCTGGTTATCCTGAGTGGCCTTTGGGACACAATATGTACTAAACTCAATTCGGATCTCGCAAATGGAGGGTATGGGATTGAGACCACAGACGAAGAAGCGATATGGGAAAGGGCAAAAGAACGAGAAAAAATAGAGTACGATGCACAGGTTTCAGAAGCTGATGAAGTTTTCGCTGGTTTTGGCTACACCATGCCTCCAGGAGTAGCAATAAAAGCTAAATTAATTGCCAAACAGACATATCAGGGAAAAATGGCAGCGGTCAACAGAGAAATGACGTTGAAACGGGCAGATCTCTATGTTCAAGCGCGACAGTTTGTTATGGAAAATGGTATAAAATTCGGCACATTCTTTGCCGACATTGCCAAGGTCCTTGCAGATGTTTACAAATCTCAGATGGATGGGGCAGTGGCTTCCGCTCAGGTCCAGAAAGAAATAAATCTTGCCGATATCGAAGAATTCAAGGCATTGACTGAAGCATATACCGCAGAGATCCGCGGGATTACTTCTCTCTATGACCTTGCATCTTCTCAACAGGAAAGAGAGGTAAGGGTACAGGTGGCAGTCCTGCAGGCAAATATAGAGATTGCCAGGATACAGCTCCAACAGGTAGTAGAACAGGCAAAATTACGGCTTGGAGGGACACAGGCAGCGGCAGAGGTTTATAAAGCGATATGCGCTTCCGCTCTCGGGACTATCCATGCGTCAGCCAGTTTAAGCACGAGTTCCAGCATTGGGTACAGCTACAACAAGAGCGAAGCGACAAATGCTTCTTATAGCGAATCGGTCTAAAAGGAGGGATGTATGGCACGATTATTTGATGATTTTGAGGAATTTAGGAAAAGGCTTACAACCCCTGCAGGATCTGAAGGAGTAAGACCGGGAGCTGGTGAAACGACCGTTCCTTCAACAAGCGTTCGAAGCAAACTCATGGACTGGATCAGCCCCTTGATTAATAAAAGAATACCGTCTCCTGACAGATGGGTAGAACCTGCTAAGCCTCCAGTGGTTGCAACGCCAACTTCGCTTACACCAGTTCAGCAACCAGCAAAACCACCCGCACTTACAGCCCCAGCATTATCTGGGATCCCTTCACCAGTGTCTACCCCTGTCGTGAACCCTCCATTGCCGGGGATCATGAATGAATTGCCTGCGAATTCGTTAAGGCCCTCAGATATTGGGAGACCTGCACCGCTTACTTTTAACGGGAACACGCTGACATCAATCAACCCTAACAGGGAAGCAAGACCTGTCCCGGTAGTAGCTCCAGCAGTAAATATTGCAGAACCATCGAGAAGGATAGACGAGCCAATGGCAAATGCCAAGGTGAATGAATTGGTGGACCTCCTTGTTTCATCTTCCAAAACTGCCATGACAGAGCCTGATCTGCTTAAAAGAAAATACGACATTATGGGAGTCAAGGCCATTCAGGATGCTTTGTCCGGCATTACACCTCTGAGCACGTATGGACAATATGGCGCCACCCAGACTCAGGCAGAAGTAACAAAAAGAGGCCAGGATATCACCGCAAGAGGACAGGACCTTACGGCTCACGCGGCAGATGTCACAGCGGCATTGAAAGCAGATGAAAACGCGATGAATTCCCTTTATCGAGCTGGTTTATTGAAACAGGGACAGGAAGAAGTCGATGTTAAGAAAATGCTTGCAGATGCCAAAAATCCTCAAAATTACATCAAACTCGTTCAGGCTTTTTCTCCCAAGATAAAGTCCATAAATCCAGAAACAGGAGAAGAAACTGAAACGCTCGATGAAACTGTAGGAATATCAAAAGCCCGTCAATTTGGATTCGAACCCCCGGAAACCATAAAAAAGGGTTTGGCACCAGCAACTCCTCCAGCGGGGTATATATCCACTGGCAAGACAATGAACGGGAAACCTGAATATTACAATGCAAAGACAAAAAGATATTGGACACCGTAAGGAAAAAACAATATGCCTTTTTATGATGAAAACAGAAATCCGGTATCTGATGACGAAAATACTTCCGGGACATTTTATGACGAGAATAAGGCACCTATAAAAGAGCGTCCAATCGTAAACAGATCTTTATTCGATCGCATCCCCGATATTGGTATCACAGCACTGAAAGGAGCGATAGGATTACCGGAATCTTTTGTAGGTCTTTCCGATATCCCCACTGGAGGAGCGGTAGGAAAAGGTTTTGAAAAAGTAGGAATACGGTTTAAAGAAGCTCAGGATATCCTTGAAAGTATGTACTCTCCTGCGCAACAGGAAGCAAATAGACAAGTTGCCGAAGCTGAGGGGATCCTGCCAACAATAAAAGCGGCCGTCACAAATCCGTCCACAATCGCAAATGCAGTCATAGAATCAATTCCTTCAATGATGGGAGGATTTGGTATATCAAGAGGTCTTATGAAGGCGGGTACGATAGCCGATGCAGTCATCGCCGGCGCCATTGGTGAAGGAGCGATAAGCGCAGGCCAGACTGCGGAACAAATAAGACAGAACCAGGAATCAGGTTTATTGAATCCCGAACAAGCCGTATTGTCAGCTTTGAGTGGAGGGGCAACGAGTGTTCTCGGGATTATGGGAGGGAAATTAGCACAGCGACTAAATATCATTGATCCAGAAACATTTGTGGCGGCAGGAAAGATAGCTGGAACGGTTGATAATATGAAAAACTTGGCCGATAAGGGTATCTTGCGCAGAATAGTGGAATCCGCAATAGAAGAAGGGGCTCTTGAAGAACTTCCTCAATCAGCTCAGGAACAAGCGGCACAGAATGTAGCGATAGGACGACCACCAATGGAAGGAGTCGCCAACGCTGCGGTCATGGGCATGTTGACTGGGGCAGTCATGGGCGGAGCCGGAGGAGCCGGAGGAGTAGCCCTTGAACGGATGAAACCGATAGACCCATTGGCTGGAGCCGTCAAAGACCTTCAGACTACTCTTGCCAGAGATTTAGGAGTAGAAGAATATTTTGCAGAACCAGCGTTTGAAGAAAGACCAGCCCCACAGAAGCCCATGGAATTCCAACAGGCTTTGCCTCCTGGCCCAGAAACCCCTGCCATAGAACCATATGATTATTTTCAGAGTCTCGAAGGTGAACCATTAACCGCGCAGGAAACAACTGATAAGGCCATTGAAAGATTGTCACAAAGGACCGACCTCAGCGAACATGAGACTCAGCAACTCAAAGACCTGGCAAGAATAAAGGAAATCCCGGAGAGTACCGGGCCCTTATCGTTGCTCAATGAAACCCGGTACTTATTAAATAAGGTATTAAGCGTAACCGATAAACCACAAGAAATCAGCAACATGATCCAGTGGTATTCCAAGGCATATCCCAAACAGACCGGGATGCTGGCATTAAGAAATAAACTCCTCGATATCACACACGGAGGGAGATACAACGAAGGACAGAACGGGGAATCTTATCGAGCCGAACTGCAGACAGTAGCCAATGCTCGAAAGGGGATTTACCCAATAGGATCCGGAGAAACAACGGCGCCACTCGGGATGATACCAAAAAAAGCATCGAGAACTTTCACTGGGGAGTTCAAGGCGAATATGGGGAATTTTATAAACAGCCGGGTAGCGACATGGATACAGGATAAGACTACCAAGAATCTCCCCTTTGCCGTGACAGAACCGCAGATAGACAAATATGCTCAGACGGCTGGAGTAACCAAAGATGAAATATTGGAATTCTTAGGAGGGGAGCGATATAACGGCAAGACCGGGATCCCAGTAATCCCCTACAAGAAAGCCTATGAAATTGAATTTGAAAAACAGGTTCCCAAGCCTATTCAGGGCAGAGAAAAACGACCAATATTCTCATGGATATTAAAAAACCATGATGGCAAGAAAGGCCCAAAGATAAGCGTGGCATCTCTCGAAAGGGCTTTCGGTAGCAAATGGAGAGAAGATAAGAAATCTCTCGGACTGGACAAGATTTCCACAGAGAAAGGTGGCGCAGATTTCTTCCAGATTATAACGGAAAAGAAAGCCGGGAATCCACTTGCTTTGGATGAAAACGATCAGGATGCCGGTTCCAAAGCAGCCGAACTTATCCGTGGAGAATATCAGGCAGCAAAAGAAGGGAAGACGCATGCAGATAACCTTTCTCAATGGGAACAACAACGCGATAATTATGTTACTGAGCAGGCCAAAGGGAAAGAGACCGCATTAACAGAAGAAACCGCACACGATACCTTTGTTGAGGAAATGGACCTTTCTGATCAACTCCTTAAAAGAGCTGAAGCATTGAGTCCGGAAATATCTAGACAGGTTGCCTCACTTGTTAACGATCCGGATTTCGATTATGAATTCATCGACAATATCTTAAAAGGATTAGAAGAAGGAAAACTTGGTGGGAAAGCGGCTCAGGAAGGTGAACTTTCTCTCTGGAAAGATGCAGAAGAAAAGATAAAGGAAAACGCTCGACTCCACAAAGAAAAAGTCCTTGAGAAAAGAGAGTTAAAAGACCAATGGAGGCAGGTACAGGAACGACAGAGAAAAGAAGGTATTGACCAATTTCATTCCATCGAAGATCTTGAGAAGTTTCTCTTTGAACAAGGTCACTCGATACGAACGCCACAAGGTATCAAGGTTGGGTATTATCATGGAGAGCCGGTATATGAACGAGTCCAAAGGGTTTACGCACCAGACCCTCTTATTCTTGTGGAAATAGCCAAGAGATACAAGACCGCGGAGGAATTTGAAGCTGATTGGAGCGAACCAGTCCTGGAATTGGCACAGAAAGGGGAACCATGGAATCCAAATTATGGCCATGGCCGGGAACCCATTCCTTTGACAAGGCAAAACAACATTATCAGGAACATCCTTTCGAAGTGGGACACCAGTATAGATGACGTCATAAACGCCGGGGATGCGGCCATCACAATCATAAAAGACCACAGAGACATAAACATCTTGCAGGAAGCCCTCGATGCACAAAGGATGCTTTTAAAGGCATACTGGGCAGCGCCTGCAAATATTGATTATAAATCATTCTGGAATGATGTTAAAGCGGGCATGGGATATAATCCCAAGGAACTAAAGTTAGAGAATAATCTCACCAAACATTTTCTGAAAGGCAATGATAAAGAGCAACAGACGATCTTTGAGAAACTGGCCGCAGATAATCCCAACGTGAAGTTGATAAATGTCACCAGTGGGACCGGATGGGTACAGACCACAGACCAGTTTATAAAGAATATCAGGCAAAACAGGGAAATCAAGCCAAACAATTATTATCCAAATCCTATCGATTTAGGAGTATCAAAAGAAACATCGGAAGAGGACCGTGTAAAAGTAGCGAAAGAATCGGTATTGCCATATCAAGGGAAACTATTCCAATACGAAGGCCTTTTATATAGAGGTGAATCAACCGCTTCTGGGATTGGTGGGATAAGGGGAACCCATTATACAACAAGTGAAAAGTATGCCAGATCTTATGCTGAAGATTATTCCGATGTACCTGGAAGAATAATAAAAGAACAAATAAAATTAAACAATCCATTAACGGATGAAGCGACATTTGATAGTATACTTAATGAAATACAATCAAAAATAGATACGAAAGGAAAGTCGGTTAATGACATAATAAAAGAAACAAACGAACGGTTACGAGTAGAAATAGAAAAAAGAGGTTATGATGGTGTAGTTAGAAGGGGGGTCGGCCCATATGGAGAAGATGAGATAGTAGTGTTTCATAGGCCAACCCAGACTAGTATACTTAACGAACCCAAATCCCTTACGGATCTCGCAAAGCAAATAATTGGTGGGAAAAGGATTGGGGATGTCCTGGAGACCGATCCATTTAAGGGTGAGCAGGTTGTCGTCACCGACTCCTTACCCTTGGATATGGCCGGTCTTGTCAGTTCATGGCTTAAACTTCTGAAGATGGATACAAAAGTCTTCGTGGCCGCATCAAGGGACCTTCAAAACATAACCCTTGCAAAAATGAGATATGGCCTTTTCGGGAAAGGAAGAAGTGATATTTTCGATGCTAATAGCAGAATGTTGAAAAGTAAAACCATAATGGGGACCACTGGCAATCCGTATAATACCTTTGGTGAGAAAGAGAGATATATTATCCTTTCTAATAAAATGGTTCAGGATTGGCAAACAAATCAACCCCGGGCCCTTGAGAACCTTGCTCACGAATTCGGCCATATTGTGCAATTCGAAATGTGGAATAATATATCTGAAGACCAGCAGATAGATATTTCGGTTGAATATGCTGAATGGAAAGCAAAGATAGATTCCGGCACCGTTCAGGACTATTTGAATACAGTCCCAACCCCATATTGGACAAGCGGCCAGGAAACTGCGATACAAAAGATGAGAAGTGTCCCCTTCAAGTCCTTGCAAAACTCAGAATATTTTTCTTCCTTTGAAGAATGGTTCGCTAATCAGGTATCTCGATGGATCGTGACGGATGCGAAGCCACAGACTGCGACAGAGAAGTTTTTCGCTAAAATAGCCGCGATGTTTAAAAAGCTATGGGCAGAGGTAGACAAATCGTTATTCAGACCGGCAAGAACGGTTGCCGATTGGTTGGATAGTCTTGCATCGTACAAAAAAAGTCAGGCGATAGATAGAGGTGTCCTTGATTTGTCTCTCTTCTCCGCTGCAGAAGAAGATTGGGCTAACAAGTTTATCGAAGCACAGAACGACCATATCAAGGCCACTCTCGGGAAAGATACCAATAGTCTCATTGACGCATACCATGAAGAAGCAAAAAGAGGTGGAGTGCCGCAACTCTTCCCTGATTTTGATGCAAAGGATTGGCAAAGAGATCATGCCGGACAATCTATAGAATTTGCCGATCAAAGAATGATGGAAGGAACCCAGGAAGCAGAAAATGAACTCAACGAGGATATGGTTTACAAGGCCCGGGCGAATAAACCCTTCTGGAGAAACTACCGTGGCCTTATGGATAAATACGGCATAATGAAAAAGAAAGATATTGGTTTGATAGAATCAACGTTTGCAAACCCGTTTTTCCTTGGTTATCGATATCAGGACATCCAGTCGGCAGTAAAGGTGCAACAGAACAGAGACGGGATGAGAAACCAGCTCATTCATGATTTTATGCAGAGCTCTAACACATTTTTCCGGACAGAAGGCGAAACCTTAAGGAATGTGGAAAAAGCTCTAATTGAGGGCGATCGAGAACTCAGACAACGATATATTGATTTATTGGCAGAAGGCGAGGAAGGCAAAAGACAGGCCGCGGATCTTAAGGCACTTAATGGGTACAGCGACACAGAACTCATATCTCGATTTCATCTTAATCCTGAAGGTATTGCGGCATATCGGCAGGTCAGAACCACTCTCGATACTCTGCACCAAAGATGGTTGAAGCAGATTGAAGACCGTTCTTTTGCTACTTACAAGAAACAGAAATGGTATGGGCTCCTCAAACAGTTGTATGGGCAGGAACTAAGCAATGATGAATTACGCGATGCAAAGAAAAAACTTGGCGCCGTGTTTACCTCATGGAACAAAAGCCTGAAATCGGCCAAGGTCCCGCTAGAGAACCTTCTTCAAACGCCTGAAACCCTTGCAAGGCTCAATATTCGTATGGAGAATATCGTCACCACGGCCATAAATAATATCATGTCCAAAGAAGATATGACCGAGGCAAGGGCCATGAAGATTATAAGACGCGCAGTGGCCAGACTGGAAAAGATGGAAGCGAAAAACGCTCCTGTTTTGAATGAGACCCAGATCTCAGAGATGGTTAAAGAATATCGCAAACAATATAATAAGGTCTCGAAAGAGATTACAGACCTGAGAGGAATATTGCGGGAACACCTTGGGGCAGGGCAGAGTATTACGGATAATGAGATTAACCGTGAATTGCGCGCGCTCATTCAAGCATATGGCAGGACAAAACCACAGATGCAGGAACTGAAAAGGATCCGGAATGAGCTGGCAAACTGGATAGCATATATGCCACGCGAGAGAGATGATAGCAAACTCCATTATATCGGAGTCTTTCAGGCAATCCGGGATGAGGAAGGTAATAAGATTGGAGAAAAGACCCTATATCTCAATTATTACAATATTGGCGGGATAGGCGGGAAAGAAATCCGGACAGAAATACAGAAAGCCGCGGAGACTGAAGGCTGGAAAGATTTTGAAGTCAGGGCTGAAAGAAACGTTAAAGAACCCGATAGTACTTTCTTCAAAGTAAGCGACATGAATACACAGAGGGTTATTGACAACGCGCTCAATGCTGTTAAGACCAAGGGCAAAATAGATGAAGTTGCCGGCGATGAGATACGAAGAATCATGCTTGAGGCAATTTCTGACGAAATGAACCAACGGGGATTTGGGAAACATCGTCTCCATCGCCAGGTTGCTTTCGATGATGAGGGGAAAATCAGAACGGTCCTTGGATATAAGGAAACAGGCCTGAAAGACGTTTTGAAGAACTACATAACCGGATATGCTGGCATGGAAACAAAACAACTTGCGGCGATAGCCTATACGGATCTCCTTGGACAAATGGGTACCGAGCAGAAAGGTGTGAGAGATTATGTCTATACCTACGCCAACGAGAATTTAAGGAATCAGGAGCACATTGACAAGGTATCCGGGACGATGAGGGCTATGGCTTTTGCATGGTATCTGGGCGGAAACCTGAAAAGCGTATTTGTTCAATTGACCCAGAACTATGTAACTGGAATCCCCATCCTTGCTCAATCGATCAGAAAGATCCGTAAGGGCATGGGAGAGAAAGTAGGGTTTGCCGAAGCAGAACGTAGATATCACAAGGCCATGAAAGATGTAGGACTCAAAAATCTCAGTGCAGATGAGGCACGATTTCTCGAAGAAGCTATCGAGAAAGGTGTTACCATGGACCAATATATTCAGGAGATCACCGGGAAGATTAGCAGTTCTTTTGGAGGTAAATACAGACGAGTAGTCGGTACCTTGAGCTATTTCTTCTCCCAGGCAGAGACTTTCAACAGGAAAAGCGCTGCCCTTGCCATGTACCGTTTTCTTAAGGAAACCGGACATGACACGAAAGGGGAAAGCGATACAGAAGGACATATCGATAGCACTGTCGGCCGCATGGTCGAAGAATTCGTCAACAGGACCCATTATTTGATGGGGAAGGCTAATCTTCCAAAGGCAATGATGGGAGGAGATGTTACTGCTCAGACGTTGAGGGCCGCATACACATTTAGGTCATTTACTCATAACTATATCTTGAGCATGTTGCCACAATATGGAGGGGACGCAAGAACAGCTCTCCATTCCCTTGCTTATCTCGCACTACTTGGAGGCATGTTGTCTGTACCGTTTATGAAGGACCTCTTCGACTGGTGGGAAAAGAAAACTGGGGAAAACATGCTCGGTACAGTGAGAAAGGAATTACGGAAATATGGAGGACCAACCCTTGAAAGATTTGGGATATACGGTCTTGCCGGATTAGCGTTAGGCGATATTTCCGGTTCCCTGGCAATGGGAATCCCATTCGTAGGAGAACCTACCGACACAATGTATGGAGTCTGGGGAGGCATGGCGAGAAAGGCCGGACAATCAGCAGAAGCTCTCAGCAGGGGTGACTGGTACCGCGGAGTCGAGAATATTTCTCCTGAAGGCATAGCTAATATTATGCGCGGGCTCAGGATGAGTGAATTCGGGAAGGACCTTATTGGTACCCCCGGATATGCCACAACGACCAAAGGAAGACCGATATTCGATGAAAATGGTAAACCTCTTTCGATGGATACCATGGATGCTTTCCGTAAGATCATAGGATTTCAACCTGCAGAATACTCAGAGAAGATGAAGACGCAGAGGGCCGTCAAAGACAAAGAAACCTATTTCGAAAATATGCGTCACGACATCATCGAGGAATACCGTATCGCAAGGCTTAATAAAAATCAGAGACAAATGGCCGCGGCAATGAAGAGGATACAAGAGTTTAATAAAGAGCGCCTGAGCAAAGATGCTGTCTTGATAGTCTCTCCCCTTAAGATATCCAATGTTATAAGGGCTTCGCAACAGATGATCACAAAAAAAGAAAGGAAAGAAGCACTTTATAAAAGCAGAGAGGCAGGGATTTGAACCCTGCATAGTTACTTTTATATTGGCATGATGTTACTTTCACACGACTACTCATAACAGCCACCAATAAGGGACATCTCATCTGTTTACTTCGTGCTGTGAACTGTAACCGATTACCCAAAGATATCGCGTCTACCCATTCCGCCACTCCCTGCTATTTATTCCATGGTGTTAATTTAAACTCTTCCACTTCTATCGGTTTGCCGTAAACCTGTTTGAACTCGGGATGATCCTTAAACAACTTTTTTGTATCAATCTTTGTCTGTGCTTTCAGTGAATGGGATATGGCCCCCAAAGGCGTAACGACAGATTTCTTAGTTCCCATCTGTCCGGTAGCAATCTCCTCGAGAATTCTCTTTGCATCGCTTATTATCGCTTCATGTCTTTGCAGATTGAACAGATCATTGACAGTCGCATCAATCTTAGCATTGGATTTTGTGACGAGGTATTTCTCGCCATGGCAGGTTATTCTCCAATGGCAGAATAGGCATCGCTCGTTATCGACATCAAATTTGGGAGGGATATTTTTCTTCTGCACATTGTCTTCCCAGAAATCCCCGCAGGCCTTTATAATCTCCGTGGCCAGGTCATCATCGTTATTGACGTCAAAGGAAAGGATTTTGGAGACAAACGGACAATAAACGATAACGCAGCCCCATGGAAACATATTTGTGACAATGGCATGCTGTATTTCCAGCTTCCATGACTCAGGAAGGCCATCGTATTGAATCCTGATATATTCAGGCTCCGTCACTACCTTGATGATACCCGGGACACTTTTACCGCGTGTTTTCCCGGTCAAGAAGGCACCAATATGGGCAATCATGTACTGATAGGTTCTGGATCTGAAATCCCGGTTTGCTTTCTTTGTATATCTTTTACTTTGCTCATAATAAAGCCGGCAGACATATCTTTCAAAATCCTTTGTTACTTCTTCGGGAACAGGGGTATCAGGTTCAATAAGGACCTTCTTATACCAGAGCCTTCTCAGACACCCGTCTGGAGGAAGTGAGAATAGATCTTTCATATCGGAATTATCGACTCCCGATGTCATGGACATACGATATTCTCGGCCATCGGAATAGAGGCCCTTGCCGAGTTTTACTTTTATGCCTTTCTTATAACCACCCTTATATCGAGCCATTTAAAACTCCTTATTATGTGTGGCAAGGGGCAGGGATTTGAACCCTGCATGGATGGAAGGGCACCGGCCCATCCGAACTCCCGTACGGTGCTACGTTGGGACGCCCTGCGTCTATTTGCGCCACCCTTGCCATAATATCTATAATAATCAAGCACATCATTAAAGTCAATAGTTATTTCATAATAATCTAAAAAATAGCTTGACAAGGCCAGACCTATCCTCTACAATGAAAATATGATATTGAAGATTCATCCAACTCGTTATACAAAAACAACTGCAATGGTAGAGTGGATTGCCAAAAATAAACTTACAAACTTTGCCATTGTGGTAGCGACAAGAAAAAGGAAAGATAGTCTTCTCGCAATGTACCCCACCTTAGAAGAAAAACAAATTATAGTCTTAGAGGAAACATGACATTTAACGAATTTGCCGATGAATTTGAGAAATCCTATCAAGATATGTGTTTCAATACCAAGGCCGCTTATTCGAATAGCCTGAGAAAACTACGCACAGTTTATGGCCACGAGGACATCGAAAGGATAATAATAAAAAAGGAAAATTGTTACCTTACCATCCTTGACAGGCGCGTACTAAAGCGCATGCTCCATCTTGCTAAGGAATGGGGCTATCTCAAAGAAGTCCCTACAATCAAGATACCTAAGGAACGAACAAGGACAAGATTTCTGGAACAGGATGAAGTCAAATTATTGCTCACGTACGTGAAAGATGTTGACCTCAATCTTATGATCCGGGTAGCGATTGGCACCGGGCTCAGGAAGCAGAACCTCTTCAACCTTGAATGGGGCCAGATTGATCTGCAGAACCTCCACATCAAAGTTATCGTGAAAGGCAACAAGGAAATCTATATTCCCATCGTTGAGGAACTGCGCGATGCTCTGGTAAAATACAGATCCTCCAGACTTCTCATTTCGAAGGAAGTATTCCCAAAGAAGAACTACGACAAACGATTCAGATCATACCTGAAAGCCTTGAAAATCAGGGGAGTATCCTTCCATCCCTTAAGGCACACGTTTGGAAGCTGGCTTGCCATGGGAGGGGTAGATATCAAAACCATTGCCGAATTGATGGGACACGAATCGATAGAAACCACACAGAGATATATCCACATTGCTTCAGAACACAAAAAGGCAGCGGTTGAGACCCTGCCTAAAGCATTTTTTATAAATTAGTAGTTGACAAGTTTATTTTTTAAGGTCATGCTATGAATGTGAGCTATCCGATAATCGTACTTTTTAAACTTTTGAAATCAATCCCGCCGAACGGGGGCCGGCCTACTTCATCGCCCCATCGCGGGCCGGGTAGCTCACAACGGCTTCTCGTTCGGCATAATAAACCACCTAAAGGAGATCGTGTATGTCAAACAATTATGAACAGTTTCACAGCAAATTGCGAGGAACAAAAAAGTTATTAAGTAAGCTCAAAGGCTACCTTCCCGCATGTATTGCGAAACAAGGCAGAATCTACGAAATTGATGGATCAGGCTGTATGGTGATCAGAAATGATCTCCTTGCTGCCGTTTTTATTAACGGGAAACCGGGGTTTGAGTACAGGGAACGGCCAGAATGTGAAGCCTTTGTACCTACCAGCGGGCTTAAGAAAGAGGAGGCTGCCTATGGGTCGTTGAAGGGAAAAAAGTGATATTCCTTGGTTTTTTACCGCAACAGAAAAATTAATCTTAGAAGGAGACAGAAATGGCAGATGACAAAGAAAAGGAAACAAATATTATGGGACCGCCAAAAGGCATGGCATTGACAGGTAAAAAGATCTGGATCGAGGTTTATCGCGCAGAAGTCGGACCGGGCGCCATATCGGAAATCATCTATGTCGATTGGCCGAAAGATGGCAGTTTTACGTCCATCGAAGAGATCCAGGCAACCTTGATGAATGCGTTGCAGGCACTCCGGAATATGCAAGCGCAGAACACAGGACTCGGGCAGCGGCCGTTCCCGGATCAAAGGCCATCGTTCGTACCGGACAGAAATTAAAAATGCCTTGGTACAGAATTTCGCTCGATGAGCTTCAAGCCAATGAAGCAAAGCATCAAGCTGAGCACGTTGAGCCCATCCAGAAGGTCACGGAGTTCCTTGATTACGTTTTAAGCGAACTCCTTGGCTCTCTGGGGGTAGACTGCTCCCAACCGGATATTGCAATAGGCCTCCAACAACAGAGACTTGGGATAAACGTGGTAGAGTTATCTGATCCGGCACAGGTGGCTCTGCTCTGTAGCGTGGGCAATTATGACTTCAACGCGGACGTAATGGGCATCTATATATTCCAGAATTACGAGCCAAAATTCTTTATCCCTGATCCAAAGGTATCGCAAGGCAAGGTTATCGTTGATTTCTTCAGCTTCGACACAAATGCGATCATAGGAACCGGGGTGATAAGGGTGCCCTTTAAAAAGTAGAGGTGGAAATGATTTACATGGGAACCACAAAAATTGAGCCTGACAAGACAGTGGCGGAAATTATGAAAGTTTTATCAAACCAAAAGATCCGGCGCATAATGACCAGTTACGAGAATGGGGAGATAGTTGGTCTTAAATTTTCCATCATTCATGGGGATGATGAACTACCGTTCGAACTTCCCGTCCGCTGGAAGCCTGTTCTTTCGTTCATGCAATTGGATAGGAATACCCCGAGTCGTCTATGTACGCCCGCCCAGGCGAAACGTGTAGCGTGGAGACTAATCCTCCGATGGATTGAGGCCCAGTTAGCCCTTGTGGAAATCAATATGGCCGACATCAAAGAAATATTCATGCCATATTTGATTGTTTCTGAGGGAGTGACGTTATATAAACAATTGGAGAATAAACAATTTCCATCCTTGGTGGCAAACAACAAATGATGCTATATTGCCCATTCCCTTCTTCTATCCCATCGTTTTGCAGAGATGCGATGAGGCTGCATTATCTCTGCGAGAAGCACATCAATCACCATAAAACTCACAGAAAACTTAGCCTTACAGGAATAAGCGCTTCAATCGATAAACACGTAGACGCTATGTTTTGTATGAAGGACCAGCTCGAACGGTGTATAGAAGAGGGGAGCCTGGTAGGGGTGGTCTATTTTAAGGGTGAACTGAATTTAGAAATCCAAATATTAAACAAACTTGAAAAGAATCTCAAATATATTTCCCAGTATCGACAGGAAAAGACCGAGGGGAAACCTCAGAACCCCGACAGAATAACAAACGCAGATATCGAGAGAGCCAAAGAGACACCAATTTTATCGCTTATTGAACAGGACATGCAGTTACGGAAAGCCGGCAAAGATTACATGGGAACGTGCCCAAGACACGAAGACCGGCAACCATCGTTTAGTGTATCGGTAGAAAAGAACATATTTTATTGTTTTTCGTGCAAGGAAGGTGGGGGACCCATTGACTATCTTGTAAAAATAAAAGGGTACGATTTTGTGGAAGCGGTGAGGATGCTGAGATGAAATATTCATATAATTCATACTCCTCATATTATTCACACTGTTCATATTATTCATATAATTCATATCCATTCATAGAAATTCATACCAATTCATATCCTATTCATAACTCATTCATAACTTCCCGGAGCTTAAATGTCTGAAAATACCACACTTGATAGCGTCGATATGCTAAAGATTATAAATGGTTACGCACAAGCTGGCGCTCCAACAGAGAAATTGGCCAATCTTTATGATCTTCTCCGTATGAATTTTCCCTTAGAAGAAAAAGAAAGAACCAAAGAAAAAGAGAAAGAAGAAAAAGACATAAACCAAAGGATACTTAAAATAATATCCGGAAAGAAAGAACGCACTCGAAACGTCACTGATGATGTCCGGGAGTATATCCACGATGCTGAAGGAGAATTCTCACTTGGGCAAATGTTTTCAGCTTTGAATGTTGTTACTAAAGAAGAAAAAGACCTTGGGAGGCATGCAATAAAACATGCTGTACGAGAGCAGATTATAGAGGCTACAGGCAAGAAGACGGGGATATATCGCAGAATTGACACGACTGCAAAGAAGATGGATCTTACGCCAAGGAAAGTAGAAGAATTCCCTATTATTTTTCCCCTCGAACTACATAAACTTGTGAAAATAATGAGAAAGAATATTATTGTCCTGGCAGGAGCTTCAAATGCTGGTAAAACTACATTTCTTTTTGAAACAATCAGGCTTAATAGGAGACAATACACTATAAATTATTTCTGCTCTGAAGGTGGAGAAGATGAAATCATAGAAAGGTTGCGACTATTTAAAGAGGTCTGGCCCGAGCAAGAGTGGAATTTTAATGCGTTCGAAAGAGACGATAATTTTGCTGATGTGGTGCAGCCAGACGGATTTAATGTGATTGACTTTATGGAAGTTTACGATGAAGATTATGTAAAGATAGGAAAGTGGATCCGTGACATTTATAGGCGCCTCACAACCGGGATAGCCATAATAGCTATCCAGAAGAAAAGCAATACCGCTAAGCAGGATTTTGATTATTCTCGAGGAGGGGAAACTACTCTGGAGAAGCCGCGTCTTTATCTTGCCATGGATAAGGGAATTATAAAGATTGTTAAGGCTAAATGGTTCAGGACCCATGGTGTGAGCCCTAATGGTAAAATAAGGCGCTGGAAACTAATAGATGGCTGGAAGTTTCTACCTTCAACGGAATGGTTAGACCCTGAAGGAGAGAAATATGGCAAATATAAAAGCAAAAAGCAAGATGATGATTTTCCCCCGGAGCGTGAATATTGAAAGTAACCGTTATTAACGATGATTACACAATAAGAGCAATTAATTGTGATATCCAACAACAATTTAGCGAAATTCCAGACGGCCCCGTTACTCATGTTGCCGTCTTTTGGTATGATGATATTTTTAATGGATTAGACGAAGGGAACATACATATAGTTCCTATTAAAAATATTCTCTACGAAGTTGATGATTTGAAGAAACAAGAAAGAAAAACAATACAAAATATAGAATTTGTTACTTATCGCATACCGATATCGGAAGAATTGAGAAATAAAGTTTTTGATAGGGATGGTAGGAAATGCCGATTTTGTGGGGCTACAGAGGATTTATGTCTTGATCACAAGTTCCCATTTAGTAAAGGGGGAAAGACGGAAGAAAACAATTTGCAAACCCTCTGTAGATCTTGCAATTTAAAGAAGAGAGCAAACATTTTAATAGAAGGTGATTAATGTTTGAACCAATCAGAATCGAACGAAGGGTTTGTGTTGGTTGTAATAAAATAAAGACTGTAGGATTTTTTACTACAGGATTAATAGCACTTTGTTCTTCTTGTCTCGATAACGCTTCCCGCCTCATAAGTAAAAAAGCTGACAGAATTTATTGGGACCGAGAGAAAAGCAAGCTGGAAAACGTCTATGTAGAAGATATCAAGGCTTGGGAGAAATTATACCCAAATATCGATGTAATCAAGATTGTTGACAAAGATATCCCGGAATGGATTATGAAAAAGATCAGAACCAAGAAAGTGGTGAAGTCTGATTATCGGAAAACTATTATTAATTGGCTGAAGAAAGAACAGGCTAAGGCGGTAGGTCTATGAACCCCCGCGCAGACATAGACGACACGTTCGTGAAAGAAATTGAGGAGGAGCGATGAGAGGTAAAAGAGGTCAGTTAACTGACGAAATTAAACAAAAAGCCAAAGAACTACTTGGATATGAGATCACACAAACTGAACTTCGTTTAATGCCATATGTGCAATATGTGATAGTGAACGAGCAACGAATAGATCCCAAGCGCATTAATCAAGACGAACGAGAGATTATAAGCAAATGGCGGGAAGCGGGATATATCGAAGGGGGGGCTTCGGGTTTATCCATAACGAAAGAATTTTGGGAGATTATTTGTGAATTACTGTTTCAAGGATATGTCGACATTGAACCACGACCACACCACTGGAGGCTAAAATGACCTTAGAAGAAGTGAATCAAGAAGTAAATTTCTGCCTGAATAGAATATCAAAATGCTTTAAGCCGGAAGCAAAACTGACATTTTTGGCACGAATACCGAACAATGACGAAGCCGATTATGTTCTGACCAATGACGACTTACCGCTTGCAATAGAAGCACTAAAGAGAAGGTGTGGAGGCTAAAATGAAATGGCCGCGAGGAAAGTACAACGGGAAAAGGATTGTAGGATTTGAGATTAGATTCGCTATCAACGTTCGCTGCTGGATATGTTCGTGCTCGATGAATTGGGGAGAACCATATCTGTGGATAGGCCCGTTTGTGTTCAGGGCTTTCTGTAAATACGAATAAGTGGAGGCTAAAATGAGAAAGTCAAACAAAAATATTGATAAATCTATGCAGGGTTTAATCAGAGAATTAAACGATCATGGTCTTAAAACCACCCAATGTTGCTCAGGACACGGAAAAGACGGAGAAGCATATATCAGCATAGACATGCGAAGATCTATTAAGGATGTAGCCGTGAGAATGATTGATGGATATCCAAGGTTAGTTGTTTATTACACCGATTTATTGGGAGGGCCTATAAATCATAATAAATTTTTTTATACATTGTCAGAATTCGAACAAGGAATTTTATATGCCGTTGCAACGCTTGTACGACCCCATAAATTACCAGCCATCGCAGCTTCGATCGTCCGTGAAGCGGGGCTCGGAAATATGGATATATCTAAGATAGGTAAATATGATCGAGACAGTTTGAGAATGTTGAATAGTGAAGAAGGCATAGCGTTCCGTGGGGTTAGGAGGCTAAAATGAGCGACAGGGATAAGATTGCAGACTTGTTGTACCAAGCGATATTCAAGGGAAAAATAGAATGTTATAGGGATTGTGAAAAGTTATCCGATCAAATCCTCGGCCTTCTCGACAAACCATCAGGGCTGGAAACGGTCAAAACTGTGATGTGGAACACTAAGTATCCAGGGGCTCACGTTGATGAGGTTGCCGATGAAATTGGAATATATGATTGTCCCTGTAGTTTTGTCTATAGTCCCGGTACAGAGGAATGTGATTGGTGTCATTATGATCGAAAATGTGGACACTAA